ATGAAGAAAGCTGTTATCTTGTTATCCGGAGGTATGGACTCTGCTGTGGTCACCGCCATCGCCCAATCGCAAGGATTTATGGTGCACGCTTTAAGCATACGTTACGGTCAGCGCCATACTTCCGAGTTGGACGCAGCCGTACGGATCGCCAGGGCGCTAAACGTGGTTGCCCATAAAGTTGTGGACGTGGATCTACGCAGCATCGGTGGTTCGGCACTGACTGACGACATCGAAATACCAGACGCAGGTGGCGAGGGTATTCCCGTGACCTATGTGCCAGCACGTAATACCATCATGTTGTCACTCGCATTAGGTTGGGCTGAAGTCATCGGTGCGGCCGATATATTCTGCGGTGTTAACGCCGTTGATTATTCAGGTTATCCCGATTGCCGCCCGCAGTTCATCACGGCCTTCGAAACGCTGGCTAATCTGGCAACCAAAGTCGGTGTTGAGGGGACTCAGTTACACGTACATGCGCCATTACAGTTTCTCAGTAAGGCGGAGATTGTTCATGAAGGTCTGCTGCATGGCGTGGACTTTGGATTGACCGTGTCTTGTTATCGTGCAGATGTTGACGGGCGCGCTTGCGGGCGCTGCGACGCTTGCAAACTACGTGCGGCCGGATTCGCTGATGCTGGTGTTGTCGACCCGACTCGCTATATGAAGTTACCCTGCTCGTTACTCTTGCTGTAAGATAGACGGCTGCATTTCAATGTGCGGAAGATTGTGGTCTTGGGCCGTTAGCTCAGTCGGTAGAGCATCGGACTTTTAATCCGCTGGTCGCTGGTTCGATTCCAGCACGGCCCACCAGTAAAAACAAATACTTATAGTTATTTTCTGGCTTTCTCATCGGCCCCTCCTGAAAACACTCCTGAAAACTCTGGCGCACTCGCAGGTTCCACGATGGGTAACGCATGGTCGTAACGCTGCCTCATTGATTCGCTGCGGTGCCCTCCAGATGACTTATCAGTACTGTCGGTAATGCCTCGATGTTTGATTCCATGTAGCGTAAAGCGCTGCTCATCGGAAATCACTTTTTCTTGGATCGCCAAGGCCATCAGCCGCTGCCATGCCGTATCCAAGCCCGATTTTGTTAGTGGGTGTCCTGATTCGGCCAAAATAAGGTAACGGTCTTGGGGGTGCAGCCTTTGTGGAAGGCAGTTACGCTTTAATACGGTTGCCCGATGCGCTAGTAGTTCTGCCCATGCCTGACGCAGGCGAGGTGTCCAACGTGTGATGTTGTCTCGACTTCGTTTACGCCGGTTGCTCAGAATTCCATGCTCGGTCGCGTTGGCTTCGGTAAGGGTCATTGCTTCAATGCCTCTCAAACGGCACGCGTAGGCAATGTACATCAGTGGCGCGATGTAACGTGGGACGCTCCCTGCTGTATGTGCCTTGAGTCCCCCTCGGTGTGTAGCGAATTGCAGAATTGCTGCAAACGCTTCAAGCGTTGGCATTCCGTCTCGTTTTCGTTCTTTCGCCTGTCTAACCCCTTTGGCCGGGTTATCAATGCAATGTCCGTGACGAATGCCCCATGAGAACACGAGGCGCAGGAAGCGAAACAGATGATTGGCTTTTGTTGGCTTCCCCTTTATTTCTCCATTACCTACGGCGATCTTTTCAACAATACGTTGAATAATTGCGGGACTCATCCGTGCAATGTACAACCTATCCAGTGTCATCCCCATCGTCGTTTTATAACTGCGGACGATCTCGACCTGGTGGTGGTAATCCTCCTGGGTACGCGGCGCTAGTCGCTGAAAATCTGTGCTTCTTAGATAGTGGGTGATGACATGGCCAATAGTCCCGCGTTCATGGGTACCAGACCTTGCTTCCATGATGGAATGCAGATCGGAAAGTAGGGCAGACGGTCCCGCGACCGCGACAGCTTTTCTGGGTATTTCGAGCACGTACCAGCGACCTTTGCCACTGGAATCCCAATAGATTCCCTTTGGGATTTTGGATTGGTCGATGTGTGGTGGGATCGACGGGTGATGCTTGCGTGGCCGAGGCATTACACGATGTCTTCTGGTCGATATGGTGCGTCGGCTAAGTCTGTACCGATCCCCAGTGCGGCATTGAGTGCTTGGAGTGTGGTCCAGATTCCACCCTCTCCGTCGTACTTGTAGGGGATGCCTTGTCGGCGTGCCCATTCTTCGACGCGCGCACGCTTGACTTTTTTTCCTCTGCCACAAAGCAACTGCAAGTCGTGGAAGGTGTAGATATCCGGCAGGCGGTGCTCAATAGCCGACGGAGTGTCATGCATTTTTTTTACTGGCGCATTAACCATTGTCTGATTCCTGCTCGGCTAGAACGGGATGTCGTCATCGTGGAAGTCGTCGTCTGCATACGCATAGGCTTTATCGTTGTTACGGACCTTTGCCGGTCGCCGCTGTGGCGTGATGCCGCTGGAGCCTTCACCGCGACCGCCGAGCATGTGCATTTGGTCAGCAATAATCTCAGTGACATAACGGTCCTGCCCATCATTGCCGGTGAATTTGTCGTAACGGATGGTGCCCTCTATGTAGCACTGCGATCCCTTGTGCAGATATTCGGCGGCAATCTCGCCCAGCTTTCCGAAAAACTTGACGCGGTGCCATTCGGTCCGCTCCTGGGTATTGCCCTCTCTGTCCTTGCGTTTGCTGCTGGTTGCTAGGCTAATGTTGGTGATCGTCATGCCGCTTTGGGTGTATTTGATATCCGGCTCGTTCCCCAGGTTGCCGACTAGGATTACCTTGTTAATTCCGCGTGCCATTGTGAGTGCTCCTAGAGGGCAATGGAGGGGGAGGGGGTAGGCGGGCGATGTCCATCTGCGGCTTGGGGCCGTCGGCCCACGTCCAGGTGCGGCTGTACTCAATGTGCTGGCGCTTTCCTGTCACGCGGTGTTGGCGTTCGGTGGGCCAGTCCATCCAATTACGCGCGGTGATTTTCCATAGCAGCGACATCACGCGACCTCCATGACGGAATCATTTTTAGCTGTATTGAGGCAAACATGAGTGCGTAATTCGATGCGTTCAAATTGGATGACCCATACCCACGTGTTGGGTAGCCATTCGCCGTGGAGACGGCACCAGAGATTGCGAAAGGCGCTGGTCGCGTATGGGATGATTGCATTAGGAAAAATGACCACACCTTTTTTAATCACCACGCTGGGATGTACTTTGGCGCTAGTAGCGACAATCCCGCCTTCACTGCCACCTGGATGAATCCAATGCCGAGCAGTGGCGGTTAAATCATCTGAGAATTTGTGATTAAAAGTGTTATTCATTAGTGGCTGTGTATTTAAATTTATTAGAGATGGCTGATGTGCTCATTTATTTTTGATGAGCATGATTTTTTATGAAACGACTTGGATAGGTATTACGTCCCTATTGGCATTTCAGGCAGGGCGACTGCGCAGGTGATGGGCCGCAACGCTTCAGCAACGTTTGTGATGCAAAACCATTTGCCTTTTAAATCATTACCGTCGTTATCAGCGCTTACCCAATTTAAATCTGCCGTACGAACCCACTGGATAAATTTATGATTGACGGAGTTATTTCCATTGATCGTGCATGTGATAGTTGAGGGTGGGGCTTTGAGGGTTGTTGTGTGATGCCCGAGGGAGTCAGTTCTGCTCTCTGCGGCTGCGCTATCGACACTGACATCAATGTGATGGCACCGAGTGGTGGTGTCATGCAGGCCAATATCATTGGGGGATGTCGTGCCAGGCATGCCACCTGCCAGGCGCACCTCGGTTTGCACTTTGCCGTGTGTAATATCGATCAGTGCCGCGGTGACTTGCGATTTAGCGATGTAATACTGATATATCGGCAGTGTGATCGCTGTTAAGACGGCGATAATGACGATTAAGATCATTAGTTCAATGACATTAAAACCTTGCTGCTTTTCCATCATGCATCCTTCGGTAGACATGTTTTGCTTTGTAGAGGATTGATTGCTCATTGAGAGAATCGGTTTCCTTTTTTTCGCTCGTGATCGTAGTGAGGTAAAAAGCATCCAGCGCGCGGAGGCGAGCGGTGGTGTTATTCATGGCGCATCGCCTTTGGCTTGATTATTTGTTTCTTACGTGTATTAGCGTGCTGCTTGTCTTTGTCGGTACGTTCCCGATGTCCGTCGGCTGTTGCTTGGCGCCTGCTGCGTGACTGGCGTATTTTTGGCGGTTTGTCAGCATGTAGGGATGGCAGCACGTCTACCTTGCCGCCGTTGCGTTGGAATTTGGTCATCGCCTCAGCCAGTTGCGTGCGTTCGACTTCTTTCCGTGGTGGGATGGAGTAGTGGGGGCCGGTCATGTGTGCCTCACGTGCTCATTGAGCGATTGCGACGGTGATTCGGTCATCTCCAATACGAGGGTATCGGACAAGGGGCGTTCAAAGATGGTCATTGGCTGGTGTTGGGTGATCTCCTTCCAGCCAGCGTTATGCAGTGCATCGCGGATGCCATCGCGTGTGGCGATGGGCAGCGATTGGGCTGGTTTGCCGAATACGCCGTTACACAGGCCCTCAAGGGTGAAGGGGTGTTTTTGGTGGTGGGCCCAAGCCAGCACCTCATTGAGGTTGATGTTCATGGGTGTCTCTGCTGTAGGTGATGTGGGTGCAGCAGACGCGTGCCTGCGTGATAGGCGGTGGCTCCGCTGCGTCCGAGCGCAAAGGCATGCTGTGCAGCGCAGAAGGCGCGGTGGAGTGCGTTTGGGCTGGCGTGGGTATGGATGGCGTGGTGGCGCAAGGCTTGGCGAACGGCGCGCAGGCGTTGCGGTTCTGGGAGTGGGATGAGGGTGTGGTTCATGTTGCTTCCCGCTCTCCCGCGATGCGCACGTTTACGTTGTTTTCCTGTAGCCACGCGGTAATGGCTTTCAACGGCTCGGGTGTGACGGTGTAATGCGTGAGCCCGATAATCAAACCGTCTTTGTAAACTCGGGGTGTTGCGTCGTAATACGCGGACGCGTAGCCGGTGGACTGCGCGACCGCTTTAGGGTTCTGGGGATTCGTGATGAGTTGTGCGGTCACCAGATTGAAGTGGCTGATCGACAGGGACAGGGTGTGTTGATCTATCCCTGTGCTGAACTCGCGGGAGGTTCGCGGTTCTTCTTTGGAAAAGGTCATGGTGAATTCCTTTTGGTCACTTGGTGATGCCTGACGCAGCTGCTGCGCTGCTAACTCGAAGGCGCTTGTGAGGCGTTGCCGCAATGCGGCGAGGTGGCTGGGGTCGATAAAGTGAGTGGATGCGGTCATGACGCACCTGCCTTTGGTGTAGCAATGGCGTCAGTACGCATCTGCCCGCGCACGGCGCGGACGTGTAAATTTAGATAACGTCTTTTGGGTATTTTTTCCGTTGTACCGAACTCAAAAGCCCATGCTTTGTTTTCCGGTTCTTTTTTGCACGGGGTGCAGGTCCAGAACCACTTTTCATTAGCAGGCCAACAGGTATCTACGAGGCCAATAGACATCGCCTCTTCAATCTCAGGCACCCGCCAATCTGTGTGCCCACCGAGGGTTAACTCGCGGCAAACCTTTCCCGCTCCTGATCTGCTAAGCATGTTCGTGAATCCTGCGGCGTTGCGGCCATCAAAGGCGTGTGCTGTCCACTCAAGCCCTTTATGCTCATCACGCGTAATGATGTGGTTGCCGTCTTCGTCGTAGATTTTGGTGAACCTAGCGCCCCCTGGGGTGGGGGCGTATCCGAAGGACGCGGTGATCATGGGGCCACCTCATTGCTTCCAGTGGCTTTAGCGCGTGAAACTCTCCGCTTAGGCATAGCCTTTACTCCATCTATAGACGGCAACGCCCAAAAGGAATCATCGTAAGCGGCACAGACTTGCCCATATTGCGGATGGCTACTATCAACAATGAAGTAATGGCAACTCCTGTCTCCGCTATCAAAGCGAACGACGAAGCAGCGGCACACCAAATCACTAAACAGTGGCAGCGGGCGATCAAGGCAGCTTACTTTGATCGCTGAGTTAGGATCGTGTGGTGATACCAAGGAGTAGATAGCGGGTTGCAGCTCTGCGCCTTTCTCATCCCGAATGCCGTTCCAGTAGAACAGCGGTGCTTGGGCGGCCTTAGCAGCGGCCCCATTGGCCGGTGGCGCTTTTTGAGTCCATGATAAGGCCTTGCTAGCCTCGGGCTGGGCTTGCTCGCTAACGTTTAATGTCATTTCGATATCTCCTGGCCCCTGTGCCGCTGGTTGTGGGTGTCGTGGGGCGTGTTTGGGTGTGGGTGTTGAGCGCGGTCATGCTTGGCGCCATGAACTGGATGAATTGGTTAACACTTGCTTTGGCGGTGCTTGGCGCGACGCTTGGCGTTTTTAACGCGGTGTAGATGATTCGCCGCGACACTGTTCGGCTGAAGGTTACTTACGGGGCCATGCATACAGTCACCGGAGGCCCGCCGTTGGAATGTGTGGAGGTGACAAACCTGAGTTACTTGGCAGTGACAGTGACAGAGGTTGCCTTTCAAAAAGGGCCCACGACCGACAAAAGATCCCCCATCGTTGGAGACTGCCTTGGCCGGATCAAGCTCCCCCTCCGCCTTAGGCCGCGCTGCAGATTCTTTATCGCCGTCGCCCCGGCGGAAACTGCCCGGCTTAAGGGTACTGGCCTCACCCACGTGCGAGCCGTCACCGCTTGCGGCGTTAAAGCCGTCTCCCCAATCCGAAGAGGGCAGCGGTGGTTTGGGGTTGAGGTCTCCTAGGAAGCTTACGTGCTGGTGGAAGCCCCCTGTGCCTAATTTGAATACAACCCATGCGTTGACTGCGGTACTAAACACAGCCAAGCAGAGTGTGACAATTTGGGTAATGTCTAAGGACATCTGTTATCTCCTGCTCTCCCCCTGTGCGGGGGAGGGTGCGGTGGCTGTAATGATTCTGGTGCTCATGCGGCCAACTTTTCGCGCTTTGCTCTTCGTGCTGCGAATATCTCCTCTTCCTTCACGATGCTGGCTTTAGCGGCAGCCTTTACCTGCGAATACAGCGGATGGAAGGGGTGTACGTGGATGCGATCGCACCTGGAATAGCCTCCTATTAAGTAGCTGGTTTCAAGGGGCTTAAAGCAGTTGAGCACCTGCGGGCTGAAACTTATGCCACCAGTGGCATGAATAAAGATCGCTTTTTCTGAGTCTGTTACTGCCCCTTCTGAGTAATAGGCAGGTTGCAGCTTTTTGCCCGTTGCATCTTTGATGCCGTTCCAGCAGAACAGCGGCGCTTGTTCGATCACGCGGGCGGCTTCTTTGGCTTTGTACTCTGCTGTTTTCTTGATGATGCTTGATGTCATTTTGGTATCTCCTGGCCCCTGCCGCTGGGTGCGGGTGTTGTGGGGCGACAGAGATAATAATCACATAATGTGATTTATGTTTAAACACATATCGTGATTATTTTAAGTGGTGTGCGCCATAAAAAACCCCCGTGCTGGTGGGGGTTGTGTTTTCATGGATATGGCGGTCAGCGCTTTTCCTGTACCTTAATGATGCATAGTACAACTCAAGGCTTGTGCGGGGTTATGCACTGGTGAGCCTTGGGAGTACTTCTGGAAGCTTTGAGTAAGGGATTAAGGGCGCTGCTAGTTGCAATAATTTCAGCTCAGGGCCTGTCCAGTCCTCTTGATCGTCATAGGTGATCCTCTGATCTAAGCCAGGGATTTCTGCTCTCTTAACATCAATATTTGCAACCACTCGCGCATTCATTGAGGAGGCATCTCGAGTCACTGGATCGATAATGATCCTCTTGCTATTGGTGATAATAATGGTGTCAAACTGATGTCGACGATTACTGCTGCCCAAGATGGTTTCAGGACGTACATTTTTAGGGAACGAAGACTCAAGAAATTTACGCAGAAGGGTTTTAAAATCTCTCTTCTCATTGATCCGTATATGCGCGAAGAGGTGTTCTGCTATCTTCTGGGACGCATTGGCCAGAGATGCAACGGCGAAAGGCAAATCATCCCATGCGACTGGCACGGTGCGTAGGATGCCTTTTGAGCATTCGATTCCCAGCTTCCGTGCCAACTTTCGGATTATTTTATCGGGGTTCTCAATCTCACCGCCTGCTGACTTCATTTGCAGAAGGGCGTTCCCTTCATCCGACACGATGAAGGATTCTTCCCCGCCATAGATACGGGCGCGTACAAACTCCCCTGTGGGGTAGATACAGTGCGTTGTAATTAACATGCCGTCGCTATACTGATGGGCTTGATACGCGGCCAGCATGGATTCTAATAGCGCTTGTGTCATGATCATATTAGTAAGCCGCTATACGGGAATTCAATTTCATGAGCGCCAAGGTGTATATTGCGTGCTTGGCAGTACCACCGCAAGCAGGAATCGAAATGACGTGCTTTGGTGAACCCTATAGCGTATGGTAACCGCGGAAAGTGAGGGTCTGGCTTGATAAACTCTTTACGGTTAAGTTCCCATGAATGCCAATGGGGACCCTTAACAAAGGGGGGTAAGCCCGACCTCCACTTATTGCTATGGGTTGCCCCAGGATCATAGTCCAAACGGCATACGAACCTGTCAGCAAATAAGATGCCGATCGTGAATTTCTGTGGACGGTGATCAGGGTAGGCGTCTATGTTGATGTGTGGCCCGTGAAGTTCTCCAGCAACTTCGATAGGCAATTTCATGCGGGCTGCATAGATATTGCGAGCGCTCTCCCAAACGGGTTTGGATGTGCCATGCAGAATCTTAGGCGCTTCCATAAAGGCATCCACAGCCTTAATAAAATCAGAGTCCTGCGCCAAAATGTCTCCCCATCATTTCCGTTCCATTTTGAGTCTTCATTTACTCTGGCCATCTCCATCTAGCGGCGTACTTCATTCGTCGAATACTCTTAATTGGAGTTCTACAATCCCCCGCTGCCGCCTCTGTCAATGACGCGGCCAAGCACCTGAACCGTTTCCATCTCGCTAGGCGGTACGATCTCGTCCTTATAAATGCGATGGCCTTCAGAGTCCTTGTTTTGGTTGTCGCTGACAATGCGTAAGCCATTGTTACGCAAGGTGTAGAGTCGTTTAACCTTTGCTTCACCACCAATGGCGATGGCGTACACTTTGCCATCTCGAACACGTGTGTCAGCGAAGTTCACCATAACCCGGTCCTTATCGAACAGGGTGCGCTCCATACTGTCGCCGTGTACGCGCATCAGCTTCACATCTTTTGGATTGATGTGTGCGTGCCTGAGCCAAGGCAGGGGGAAGGGCATTTGGAACTTTGTTTCAATGAATTCAGGAATTAGGACGCCGTTACCAGCGGAGAGCATCACATCGACTTCATCAACAAGTACGTTAGCTTCTGGATCCAACGCCTCACCGTCATCAATTGCTTGAAATTCATATGTATCAAGGTTGATGTGTTGGGACTCTTGCCTGAGTGGAGTCTCTTGGGCTGGAATTGCTGTAACAGCACGCATGAGGCCGGTGCCTGTTGCCAGCCATTTTTCCGAGACGTTAAGCGCCTTGGCGGCTTTGAGAAGATTCTCGCCACGTAAAAATTTTGCTTTTGAGCTTAGCCAGCCGTGAATGCTCGGAGGTTTGACTCCGACTGCATCGGCAAGTTGTTTTTGCGTCATGCCAGCTTCAATCATGGCAATGCGGAGTCGTTCAGCAAGAGGTGCTTGTATTGTCTCCGATACCACCCCTGGAACAGTTTCCCCTAGGAGTTCGGCTTTGGTTACCCCCAGGACACGGGAAATGATTTCGATGTCATTGAAGGATGGTTCACGCGCACTACTGCCTCTTGACTCGTAATTAGCTATACGACTTTGCCCCCATCCACATGTAAGAGCCAGCTGTTCTTGGGTCATTCCGTGGGATTTTCGGAGGCGGCGGAGATTTTCAGAGAAGGTCATCCCTTCATTATTCACAACACGTGATATTTTTCTAACACGTTTAGTGTTGACTTCATAATCACGATATGTGATCTTTAGTGGCATGAACGCTATTGACATCGCTATTAATAAATTGGGAAGTGTTAGTGCGCTTGCAGCATCCCTTGGTGTCAGACAGAGCGCGATCAGCAATTGGCGTGCCCGTGGTCGCGTTCCGGCAGAGCGATGCATTGACATTGAGCGTGTCACTAATGGTGCTGTTATCTGCCGTGAGTTACGTCCAGACGTATTCGGCGCTTCCCCCGCAGGCCACAGGCCGGAGGCATCCAATGCCGCGGCCTAAACCATCTTTTTTCACTCCCAAGAGTCACCCCCTGCATTCTCTGATCGAGCGCACCCGTCTTGCGGTGCGTGATTGGTTGACCGCGCCCAGTCTTCAAGAACGCGGCTTCACCAAAGACCTGTCTACATTGCAGGCTCAATTCCATAGTGACCTGCTGGGCGACGCAGAACGTATCTCCTTCTTCGTCCATCTGAAGAAGCATGGCATCACGCCGCTACGGCGCTGCGTGCCTGGGGAGCCATATGGATATACCTGCACATGTGGGGCGATCGACGGTAACGCGTGCACGTGTCTGGAGTTACGCCGCGAAGTCCGCGCGTGGGGTGAATTTTGTTGAGTGCTGCATCTACCAGCACGTGCAGCGCTATTTTCTTGATGGCCAGGATTGGGCGTGATGTTCGGCATGACGGACAGGGTGCACCTGTCATTGGAGGCGCGCATGAAGCGTGAGCCTCGTTTTCTGCCGCCGCTGCAAAGCGTGATCTATGGATATACACGGCGCATGTTGGACCAAACCGCAATGAATGCGCAGTCGTTTGCGATGGTGTTAGCCGAGAAATATCTCTCACTCACCGCCCCTGACGTGCGCGGCGTTGCGTTGCGTATTGGCGATGATGTTGCCGAAGACATGCGTAATAACGCGCAGGTGCTGCGGCGTTACATGGATGGCACGGTTAAGACGCTTCCTGCGGATCTGGTGGATGCCTGGGTGTTGGCGCTGCCTGAGCCGTATCGTGGCGAATGTGAGCGCGATTTGGCGCGGCGTCGTGGGGTGTTGCCGGTGCGTCTGCCCTGTGCTGATTCTGCGGCGCGAGTCGTTGGTGTGGCTGAGTTGGTGAGTGAATTTGCGCAGTTGTTGGACGTGATTGCACCGGCCTTAGCTGATAGCCGTATTGATAAAAATGACCTGCCGTTTGCGCGGCGCATCCTTGATGAATCCGACGATGTGATCGCGGCGGTGTTGGGTGTTCGCGGCCAAGTACAAGCGATGTTTCAGCAGGAGAACACGGATGCGTAAGGCGTGTTGTGCCGCAGGTCATCACGGTAAGCAACGCACCACCGTTGCTGCTGGGGAGGCCGCATGATGGCCCGTCACCGTTTACCGAGTGGATACCGCCGTCAAGGCAGGGTCACGATGACGCCGCGGCAGTGCGCCGGATTACGAGCGGCACTGGAGGCCTTGTATTCCAGCGAACCGGGGGTGAGTGGTGCGGCGGCATTGGCCGCGCGTGAACGGATGCGGGTAGAAGCCGAAGCATCATGGTGCAGGCAAGGGGTGTTGCTGTTGCGGGGTGGCGCATGAGTGTGTCGCGGTGTTTGGGTCAGGCTGTCGAAGCGCTCCGTGATCAGCCCAGGACGCAATGGAAGGTGTACATCCAAACGCTGCCGCAGGTGTGCCCGCGCACCAGCTGTACGGCTGAGCCAGGATGCAGGGAATACGTCGCTGCGTACTTTCGGGTGCAATGGGGGATACAGGTCAACCGTGAGAAGGCGCAGCGGCGTCAGGCGGGGCGGCAGCATGACTAGGGTAGATACGCAGGCATTACGCGCGCGGATTGATCTGGTTGAGGTGGTGGGCCGCTATGTGACGCTGCGGCGTACAGGCGCTGAGTACACGGGGTTATGTCCGTTCCATCACGAGCGCACCCCCTCGTTCACGGTGATTCCGCATAAAGGGTTTGTGCATTGCTTTGGGTGTGGCGCGCATCATGATGCGATTGGCTTTGTGATGCGTTACCTCAACGTGGATTTCCGTGAGGCGGTGCGTCAGCTTGATCGCGGTGCCTTGCCGCAGGCCGAGCAACAGGCGCAGCGGCAGCGGCCAAAGTATGTGCCTGACATGGTCTGGGTGCCGCTGCTGCCCGTACCGGAAGATGCGCCGGAGGTGATGGGTGATGCGCACTGGACGGTGCCGATATGGAATCCCAAGCGGGGGAGGGCCGCTCCTCTGAAGGTGCAGCGCCTGGATGCCTACCGTGATGCGCAGGGTCGTTTGCTCGGCTACGTGGCGCGGGCGCAGATCAAGGATCGGGACACAGGGGCGCTAAAAAAGTGGACGCCGACGCTCACCTGGTGCGTGAGTCCGGCCGGAGCGCGGCAGTGGTGTTTGCAGCATTTTCCAGAACCGCGGCCCTTGTTTGGTTTGGATACGTTGGCGGTCAAGCCAGACGCGCCGGTGTTGATTGTTGAAGGTGAAAAGTGTTGCGCAGCCGGCGCTCGCGCGTGGCCGCAGTATGCGGTGGTTGCTTGGCCTGGTGGCACGAACGGGATCCGTAAGGTGGACTGGACGCCGCTGGCTGGGCGCGATGTGGTGCTGTGGCCGGATGCCGATGAGGTGGGCCGCAAGGCCATGCTGGGCAATCGCACGGATGCCGGTGATGTCAGGCCGGGTGTGGCGCACTACGTGTCGCGCGTTGGGGTGCGCAGCATTGGCATGATTGACACGCACGGGTGCAGCAAAGGCTGGGATCTTGCCGATGCCTTCGAAAAGGATGGCTGGACACCCCCGCAGGCAGCCGCCTGGGCGGCGGCGCGGCGTGTTGACGTCAATGTGGTGCGGGGAGGGGGGCGATGACGAGGCCGGTGATCACCATCCTGGATGGCGGCAAGGGCCGTTCTCATGGCGGCGGCGGTGGTCATGGCGGTGTGCCAGGGTCCGATGACTGGAAGCAGCAGTTAACGCGCACCCGCGACGGTCATGTCGAGGGCACGATGCATAACCTCATCACCATCATTGAGAACGATGAGCGGTTGAAAGCGTTGTTCTGGTTGAACGATTCCAGTAACCAGGTGGTGATGGCCCGTCCGGCACCGTGGCAGGGCAGTACACGCGATGAGTTTGTGGATGCTGACAGTAGCGAGCTTGCGGCATGGCTCCAGCATCCAGAGCGCTATGGAATGAAGTGCAGCGATGACAGCGTGCTAAAGGCCGTGATTGCGGTTGCACGGCGGTATCGGCGGCACCCGATCCGTGAATACCTGACGGGGGTGCAGTGGGACGGGACGCCGCGCGTGGAGACGATGCTCATTGACATGTTCGGTGCCAGTGACAGCACTTATTCGCGGCAAGCGTCGTTGTGTTTCATGGTCGGTGCCGTGGCGCGGGTGCTGTGGGTGGATCCAAAGAATCCATCCATTGGGGCCAAGGTGGATTTCATGCTGGTGCTGGAAGGCCCGCAAGGCAAGCACAAGTCCACCTCACTGAGCGAACTGTTCGGCACCTACTGGTTTGTAGAAACGGCTGAGTCGCCCACGGGGAAGGACTTTTATCAGGTCATCCAGGGGTGCTGGGGCGTGGAGATCGGCGAGATGGACAGCTTCGGCAAGGCGGATGTGACCGCGGTGAAAGTGGCCATCACCCGACGTACCGATAAGTTTCGCGCGCCTTACGAACGTCTGCCGAATAGTTACCGGCGGGAGTGCGTGTTTGTCGGCACGACCAATGATCGGGAATACCTGAAGGATGCCACGGGCGGGCGGCGCTTTCTGCCGGTGCGTGCCGATGGCAACGTGGATGTCTCGCGCATTGTGGCCGAGCGCGATCAGCTATGGGCCGAGGCAGTGCGGCTGTTCCTTGATCGCTTCCCGTACTGGGTATTGCCTGATGACGCCCCCGCCGAGCAGGCCGCACGCTACATCGGCGATAGCTGGGAGGCCCGCGTGGAGCAATTCCTCGCCGGTCAATTTCGCAAAACAGGGGATGGGAAGGAGATTGCACCGCAGCGGTTGAAGGGTACTGCAGGGTGGCGTGTCCTGTGGACGACCACCGATGAGCTACTGGAGTTTGCCATCGGCGTGGACCCAGCCAGACACGACAGGAGTGCCCAGATGCGCGTTGCCAACATCATGAAGCGCTTAGGGCGTGACCCTGTGCAGGGGGACGCCTGTGTCGAGGATACGTGGGATCACCTGCGGAAACGCTGGTCGGACACAAAAACACGAGAACAACGTTGGGTGCGCGAAGGCACTTGCATTAACGAGCTAACGCCTGTGTCTAAGCCACTGGATGACAACGGGAGGGATGATGCGCCCGATTTCTGAGCCGCCATTGTCCACACCTGTCCAGACCGTCCAAACCTCTGTCCAGACCTGGAGCGAGCAACGGCGGGCCTGTCCAGACCGTCCAGACCTTTTTGACGTGCGCACGTATAGGGGAGCGCGTTTCATCCATCCTTCTATCTATCCATCTAGGTCTGGACGGTTTGGACGGTCTGGACAAACTAATCACGGCGCGGGTTTTGCTGTCCAGACCTTTTCTCCCACGTTTGGACGGTCTGGACAGCAGAGCCGTGGTTCGGGATTTCTGTGGCTGCTCCCCGTGGCGGGCCGCTGTCAAAGGTTCCTCCGTGGGGGTCTGCACCGCGGGCAATTCGGACCCCGTTTTGCGTGCATGTCCTGGTTCCAGATTTTGGTTCCGGTAGGGGCGGGGGGGTTCCGATGGGTTCTGTGACGACCATGACCACCGCCGAATACGCCAAGCACCGCGGCGTCAGCGACTCCTACATCCGCCGGATGCGGCGCAAAGGCAATGTGATCCTGGGCGAGGATGGCCGCATCCACGTGAACGCCAGTGACACCCTGCTGGATGGCATGACCCATCCCGTGCAGGGCGGCAAGCGCGGCATGACCGCCCCTCCCGCCGCTGCCGTACCCACCTTCACCGTGATGACCCCACAGGGCATTCCGGTGCAAGAAGCGGTCCGCCGCGAGCGCGTCGCGCGTGCACTCATGGCTGAACTTGATCTGGGCAAGCAAGCCGAACAACTGACCTGCGTAGATGAGGTCAACCGCGCCGTCTTCACCCTGGTACGCCAAGCACTGAACCAGCTCCGCGGCATGAGTGGCCGACTACGCAAGACACTGGCGGCAGAGACCGATGCGGGCAAAGTCACCCAGATCATTGATACCGACGTCGCCCACATCTGCAAGCAAATGCAGGACGCCGCCACGACCCTGCTGAAAACCAACACACCCGACGCCGAACCCGTCCAAGCCAACGACACCAACGACACCCTCGAATTCGAGGAAGAAGGAGTATCCGGATGAGCCTCGACGACTTCCCCGACATCCAACTGGCCAACGCTTACCACACCGTTTCCACCGCCTGGCAGCACGCCTGGGAAGTCCCCCCGCGCCTGGAGATCAGCCAATGGGCCGATGCCTACCGCAAGATCGCCCGCGGCTCAGGCGCTGAACCAGGCCAATGGCGCACCGACCGTCACCCCCCGCTGCGCGAAATCATGAATTGCCTCAGCGATCACACCCCCGTGCAACAGGTCAGCTTCATGAAATCCGGCCAAATTGGCGCGACCGAAATCGGCATCAACTGGGTGTGCTACGTCATTGACCGCGGCATTGATTCCATGATCGTCACCCAACCCGTCAAAGACCTCGCCCGCACCTGGACCGTAGCCAAATTTGACCCAGGCGTCCTGGACATGCCCCCCCTGCTCAACAAACTCACCACCAACAACACCTTCGAAAAACAATATCCAGGCGGCACCCTCTTCGTGAAATGGGCCAACTCCTCCAGCCAACTCCGCCAGATCACCGCCTGCTACGCATTTTTGGATGAAATCGACGAATATCCCCGTAACCTCAACAACCAAGGCACCGCCGACCAACAGATCGCCGCCCGCATCATGTCCCACGGCGAACGCGGCAAAATCTACCGCGCCTGCACCCCCACCGTTGCTGGTGGCAGCGCGATTGAAGCAAGCTTCCTTGACGGCGACCAACGCCACTACCACATCCACTGCCCCCATTGCGGCAGCGAACAAGTCCTAGACCTGGAACACCTCCAGCCAGATGGCACCTTTGCCTGCGCCGTCAACGGCTGCATCATCCAAGAACACCACAAAAACACCATCCTCAAAGAACGCGGCACCGGCGGCACCGCCTTTTGGCACCCCCACAACCCCTCGGCCCCTCCCGACCATCGCAGCTACCACCTTTGGGCCGCCTACGCCCCCCTAGGCCTGGGCCTGAGCTGGAAACAGATTGCAGACAAATGGGCCGAAGCCAAACGCGACCCCTCCAAACTGCCTGGCTTCACCAACCTGATTCTGGGCCTGCCCTTCCAAGGCGAACGCGACGCCCGCGCCGCTCACGAAGTGGCCACCCTTGCCGAACCTGGCGTCTATCGTGGCCTGGTGCCCCTGGGCGGCCTCGTCCTTGCGGCGGGCGTGGACCTTGCCCATGACCGCGCTGAAATCCACCTCATCGCCACCGGCCGCGGCCAACGCCGCTACATCGTTGACTACGCCGTCATCGACCTGGACCCCACCGTCCTGGACAGCTACACCGACCTGGACACCTACCTTCGCGGCACCTGGAAAACCGCCTGTGGCATCGACATGCCCATTAGCGCCGTCGCCATTGACGGCGGCAACTGGACCGAAACCGTCGCCCAATTCATCAAACAACACGTTGGCTGGTCCGGCCAATCCCGCATCCTGGACACCCCCCAAGGCTTCCTGAAACAGACCCTCTACCTCGTGCGTGGCCGCGCCGAAATCAAATCAGACCGCGCCGTCTACCGCCCCTCAAAAACCACCGTTGACGAACGCGGCAAAACACTGGCCCGAGACGTCGGCGTCTGGGGCGTTGGCACCAGCGTCCTCAAACACATGATCTACGGCTGGCTAGGCGCCGCCCTGGCTGCCAAAGACAACGCCGCCCAAACAGGCACCGCCGAAGACATCAGCGCCCGCATGCTGCGCTTTCCTGGCGGACGTGGCGACGACATCCCCGACCCCTTGCACCCTGATCCTGGCGCACTGCCAGAACACTACTTCGCCGGCCTCACCGCCGAATACTTCGACAAAGACGCCGGACGCTGGATTAAACCCCGCGGCGTGCGCAACGAACCCCTGGACACCGCCGTCTACGCCCTCTGGGCCACCCTGGCCCCCGCACTCAAAGTCGACGTCATGCGCGAATCACAATGGGAAGCCCTCCAAGCACTCTACCAACCGACCAACGGCAGCCTCTTTGACCCACCAGCTGCCCCGCCCACTGACACCGCCCGCGGCACCCTGCGCTCAGTGACCGCCACCCCCGCCCCACCCAGCGCCCCCCATGACATGCCATCGCTTCCTAACAGCGGCTTTGGCTCCGACCGTTGGAACAAGCGTCTATGAACCGCACGACGCGCCGCACCAAAGCCCCCATCACCAGGCTTACCGAGTGGCTTCCCAACCAACACCAGAGAGACATATGAGCCTTGCTACCGACCAAGTTGCACTCCTAAAAGACGCCTACCGCAAAGTCCTGCTGGGCCAATCCGTCCGGTATGGCGAACGCCAAGTGACCCGCGCCGATGCCAAATGGATTAGCGATGAACTGGACAAATGGCTGCGCCGCGCCGCCGCAGAAGCGGCCCCCTCCACGAGCGGCACCGTTCGCATTGCCATTGCCGACTTCCGCAGAGACAGCGGCGGAGACGCACCATGACCACCGCCCCCCGCGCCTGCAACGCCTCGTTGCCGCCTTCGACCGCAGCCTCCTCCAGCTTGCTCCAGCCTGGGCTGCCTCCCGTGCCCAGAGCCGCGTCAAAGCCGTTGCCTACCGACAGGCCTATGAAGCGGCGGAAAAAACCCACCTGCGCCAAGCCTCCCGCGACTTTGGCAGCGGCAACACCATCGTGACCATGACCGGCGTGGCCCTGCGCAACCAAGCACGCCACCTGGACCGCAACCACGACATCATCAGCGGCGGCCTATCCACCTTAGTCCAGAACATCATCGGCCCCAGCGGCATCAACATCGTCCCCACCCCCCGCGACGTCGACGGCAACCTGGTTGAATCACTGGTGGATGCCATCCTCCCCCTCTACCAAGCCTGGTCCAAACGTCCCGAAGTCACCTGGATGCACGACTGGCCCAGCGTCCAGCGCCTGCTGGCCCGCACCTGGCTGCGTGATGGCGAAGCCTTCGTCCAAGAACTCCGCGGCTTCCTGCCCACATTGCAACACGGCTCCGGCGTTCCGTTCTCCATCGAAATGCTCGAACCGGATTTAGTGCCCCTGGATTACGACGACCCCTCCCAACACATCCTCCAAGGCATCCAACGCAACGCCTGGGGCCGCGCCACCGGCTACTACATCTACACACAACACCCTGGCGACCCAGATGTCCTGCTGCCTGAGAAAAAGCTGGTTCCCTCCCATCTGATCCGTCATATCCGCACTATCGACCGCATCGGCCAAGTCCGTGGCATCAGCCTGCTGGCCTCCACCTTCACCCGCATTGAAGACCTCAAAGACTACGAAGAATCCGAACGCATCGCCGCAAAAATTGCCGCCTGCATGGCCGCCGTCATCATCAAAGGCGACCCGGGCCAGTACGACCCCGAAAAATATGCCAGCACAGGCCAACGCATGATGCGCTTCCAGCCCGCGATGATATTTGACGGCCTGAACCCTGGCGAGAGGATAGACCCCATCGACAGCACACGCCCCAACCCGAACCTGGAGTCTTACCGCGACGGCCAATTGCGCGCCATCGCCGCCCCGATGCGCATCTCCTTCTCCTCCTTGGCAAAAAACTACAACGGCACCTACAGCGCCCAACGCCAAGAACTGGTCGAACAGTACGGTGCCTATGGCGTGCTGGCCCACGAATTTATTTCCCAGATGGTGCGGCCCCTTTACGAACGTCTGATCGCCATCGCCGTCACTTCTGGCGCACTGACCCTGCCGCCGAACGTCCCCCTCGCCAACGCCCTGGGTGCCGATTACCTGCCGCCCTCCATGCCCTGGATCGACCCACTCAAAGAAATCAACGCACTCACCGCCCAAGTCCAAGCCGGCGTGCGCTCCTTGAGCAGCGTCATTGCCGAACGTGGTAGCCGCATGTACGACACCTTAGAACAACTGTCTCTTGATAAGGAGTGGGCTGCCGAACGCGGCTTAACCCTCAGCGTCTTCCCCAATGCCACCGCATCGCCCCCTCCCGCGACCACAGACGTCGACGAGGGCGACGTTCCCCAAGACCAGGCAGCAACCGCATGACCTCCACCGCCCACCCGACACACCGCCTCGCCGACACCCTGGACCCCATGACCGGAGCGCCAATGCCCCCCCAAGCCCGCCCCCCATCGGTCGTGGCGCTGCATAACAGCAACCCAAAACAAGCTGAACTCCTCCTCTACGGCCCCATCGGCGACGACTTCTGGGAAGAAGGCGTGACCGCGGCCAGCCTCATCGCCCAACTCTCCACCGTCACCGCTCCCCTCATTCACGTGCGCATCAACTCCAATGGCGGCGTGGTGAGCGATGGTCTGGCCATCTACAACGCACTCACTGCCCATCCGGCCACCATCCACGTCACCATTGATGGCGTCGCCGCCTCCATCGCCAGCCTCATTGCCCAGGCAGGCACCACCCGCCGCGTCTATCCCAACTCACTCATGATGATTCATGGCCCCCAAACTAGCGGCTGGGGATTTGCCGAAGACTTGCGGCATACCGCCGCCATGCTCGACACGATGGCCGCCGCCATGCATACCGCTTACACCACCGGCGCCACCCACCCCGAAGCCATCCGCCGCATGCTGAACGACGGCCACGACCACTGGTTGACTGCCCAAGACATGATCGCCGCCGGCCTGGCCGACACGATTATCGACCTCGCCTCACAGCACACCCCAGCGGCCACACCCGACGACACCGCCACCGCCACCGCTGCTGCACTACTGTCCTACCTCCAGGCCATCGCCACCCACCCCCAAGACACCATCACCACAGCCTTGCGCCACCACATCCAGGCGACTGTCACCCCATCTGCCTTTGCCTGCCTGTGCAGCACCCAACAACACGCTCTCATCACTCACATTGAGGACCCCACCATGAAACACCACTTGAACGTCATCCTTGCCCAGGCCGGCACCACGCCACCGCCGTCTCTCACCCCCCCTGCCTTAAGCCCCCAGACGGGCCACACCCCCTCTCCATCACAGGGCACCACACCCCCGCCCCCCTCAACACAGGGCAGCGCGGCCAACGACGACCCACTCACCGCTCTGGAGGCACGCAACGCCCGTATCCGCGACGTCTTCGCCGCCTTCGCGGATGTACCAGGCGTCCATGACCTGGAAGCCAGCTGCCTAGCCAATCCACGCCTGAGCGTCGAACACGCCCAGGCCCAACTTTTGCAACGCCTGCCAGGGGGGGCAGGGCCATTGGCCGCCACACCGCGCCACGGTATTCACCATCTCCACCTTGTCCATGACGAACACACCACCCGCCGACAACGTGTTGCTGACGGCATCCTCGCCCGTGCTGGCATCCTGACTGGCTCTGAAGCGGACGCCGCCCGCCAAGACAACCCTGCCGCAGTCGACGCACTCTGGACTCTTGCCGAACGATCACTGAATGCCACAGGCACCAAGACCCACGGCTGGGATCGGGTGGAAGTTTCAAAAAAGGCACTCGCCGAAAGCACCGGCGACTTCCCCATGATCCTGGAGAACGTCATGCACAAAATGCTGCTGACGTCCTACCGCCTCCAGTCCTACACCTGGATGCGCTTCTGTGCCACCGGCTCCCTTTCCGACTACCGCCCCCACCACCGCTACCACATGGGCAGCTTCTCCGACCTAAAGAAGGTCAACGAAAACGGCGAATACGAAAACGGCGTCCTCTCCGATGCCGAAAAAGAAACCATCCAAGCCGTCCGTAAAGGCCGCATCCTTCAGATCACCCCAGAAGTCCTGGTGGATGATGACCTGAGCGCCTTCTCACGGCCCACCCGCTACCTTGCCCAAGCCGCCGCCCGCACCATTGAAAAAGACGTCTACGCACTGCTGGCATTGAACGCGGGCAACGGCCCCAGAATGAGCGACGGCAGACCCCTGTTCCATGTCAACCATCGCAACATCCTCACCGCCGCCGCCCTGTCCGTCGAAAGCATTGATGCCGCACGGCAACTCATGGCACGGCAAATGGACGTGGGCGGTAACGACTTCCTGGACATCGTTCCCGCCCTCTGGCTTGGCCCCCTCTCCCTGGGCAGCAAGGCACGCGAACTCAATGCCCAGGAATACAACGACGAGGCCGGCAAACAGCAGCGTAAACCCAATGTCGTGCGTGGTCTGTTTAGCGACGTTGTTGATTCCCCGCGCCTCAACGAAAACGCCTGGTACGCCTTCGCCGATCCCACCCTGGAACCGGTTATTGAAGTCGCATTTCTCAACGGCGTCCAAACCCCGACCTTGGAACAAGACACCAACTACCGGACCGACGGTCTGAGCTGGAAAGTCGTCCACCGCTACGGCGTTGCTGCCGTCGGTTGGAGAGGAGCCACGCGCACCAGTGGCGCCTGATTTCCCTAGCACTACAACGGGCTGCCTCCCAGCCCCTTCCATCGCCGCAACGACTGCATTGAGGACACCACTATGGCTAATAACTTCATCAAACCTGGAAAACACCTGACCTACACCGCAACCACAGCAATTAAATCTGGCAGCGTCGTGCTGTTCGGCGAAGAACTATGTGTGGCGCTGAAGTGTGGCGCTGAACACCATCAATGCCGGTGACAGCGGTGAACTTGCTCATGAAGGCGTCTTTGAATTACCCAAAGCCAAGGGCACGGGGATCCGCGAAGGAACCCGCCCTGTGTGGAGCGTCACCACCCATGAAGCATTGACCGGCGGCTCCCCTGAAAAAGGCGACCTCATCAACAGCTGCCTTGCGGTTGAAACCGCCCTGGCGGCGGCGGTGAAAGTCAAAGTCAAATTACTCCCAGGCTGTGGCCGCTTGCAGGCCTGATGCGTTTGGAATCCCACACTGTGGTCAAGACAGTGTGGGGGTAGTTAGTTAGTGACGGGGAAACCGCAGCCATGTTTAGGAATCAGCCCATTAATCACAAAATCGCCAGCACCCTTGGTCTTGCCACCGTGAACTCCACCGTGTCGGCCAGTATGGCCGTGCTCACCGAATCGACCTTCATTGAGTGGATCTCTGGCGTCTACATCGTCTTGCAAGTGACCTACCTGCTGTGGAAGTGGCGGGTGGACTGGAAGCATCAAAAGATGAAACGGCAACGGAGTGCTGACCATGCCTAGAACGCGTCCATCACTGCGCACCCTGAGAAGGCTGATGGGCAAAGGCATCAAAGGCACCGCACTGGTGTTGGCGATGACCACGCCCTCTGGACTGCGCACCCTTGGATCTCTGGTGGGCAAAGGCCTCAAAGGCGCAACGCTCGTCTTAGCGATTGCCACACCCTTCGTCGCCTACTGGGAGGGCTTAAAACATCGTCCCTACAAAGACATCGTCGGCGTGTGGACCGTGTGCTACGGCCATACGGGCGCCGATGTGGTCATCGGAAAAACCTACACCGAGGCGGAGTGCGATGCCCTGCTCCAAGCCGACCTGCGTGAAGCCAATGGCTATGTGCGGCGCTGCATCAGCGTCCCCATGCTGCCCCACATCGAAGCCTCCCTCGTCTCGGCCACCTTCAACCTTGGCCCCAAAGTTGTCTGCGGCAGCACTCTGCAACGTAAAGCCTTAGCCAATGACTGGCCCGGTGCCTGCGCCGAACTGGACCGTTGGAAACATGCCGGAGGCCGCGAAGTGCGTGGCCTGGTATTGCGCCGTGCCGATGAACGCGCCTTGTGCGAAGGCAGGGCCTCGTGATGCTCATTTCCTCCTGCCTCCTCATCGTTGCATTACTGCTGTGGATCAGCACCGGTCTGGGCGCGTTCTTTTACTGGCAATACCTTGGCATCCAGACCACGTGCCGTGCCCAGGTGCGCACGGCCCATCAGGGGGTGCTATGACTGACCTGCTGAAGATTACTGTGGATGCGGACGCCATGCTGGGCCGCCGCTTTACCGCGCTGGAGTCTCAGCACCTACCGTTTGCCATCGTGCAAGCCTGCAACACCACCGCCTTCCAGATCCGCGACACCTGGAAACGCACTGCCTTGCGCATCTTTGATCGACCCACCCCCCTCACCATCCATGCCGCCCTCTACAAAAAAGCGACCAAACAAACGCTGTGGGCCGAGATTTTCCTGCGCGATGAAGCCTTCAAAGGGACACCCCCAGCCACCTACTTACTGCCCCAGGTCGAAGGGGGCACGCGTCGCCTGAAAGCGATGGAACGCTTATTGATGTCCATGCAGATCATGCCGCGCCACATGTTTGCCGTGGCTGGCGATGGCGCGCCCCGTGACCGCTACGGTAACGTCAACGTGGGCCAGGTGCGGCAGATCCTCTCCCAGCTCCGTGCTGGCCTGGAGGCGGGATACATCTCCAACGAAACCCCCGAACGCAAAGCGCGCCGTCTGAAACGTCAACGCCAGCGAGGCGGCGGCGGCAGCTACTTTGTCGTCAAAAAACAGCGTGGACGATTGCGCCCTGGGATTTACGAACGCGTTACCTTCGGCAGCGGCAGCGCCGCACGCAGCATGTTTATTTTCACCACCTACGTGCACTACACCCCGCGCTACAACATCTTCGGCTTGGCCCAAAAAGAGTGGGACAGGTTGATGCCGTTTTACTTCAACCGCGAACTGCAAAAAGCCATCGACACCTCCATATACCGAGGGCGGGCATGAGCGAAGCAACCTTTAAACACGCCTTTGACGCCGCATTTTTCGATGCCTGGGCCGATGTTGTGGGCAGCATTGATGGCACCTACACCTCCCCCCGTGGCGTCATCACCCCTGTGCAGGTGCTACTGGATCAAGGCGTTCTCCAGTTTGGTGATGACCTGATGCCGGTCTCTGCATACAGCACCTTCATCACCTTTCGCCGTGACCAGATCGAACCAGAACCCAACGCCACTCTCACCCTGGCCCAGACCACCTACACCCTGGCACAGCGCGTGGACAGCAGCGACGCATCACTCAGCAAGTGGGCGGTGCGCCCATGAACAGCCCGCGCGCCACCTTACTCTCCAGCGTTGAGGCCGTGCTCACACAGATCACTACCGCCGCAGGCTACCTCACCGATGTCGGTCGCACCTTCACCCTGGAGCCAGCACCTGTGCTGGGTGAAACAACAGACGCCTGCATCACCGTGATCTGGACCAGACAGGAACGCGCCACCATTGCGGCCCTGACCCACACCCACCGCCTGACCACCTTCCAAGTGATCGCCAAAGTGCCCGCCAGTTTCAGTGATGCACAAGCGCGGCTGGATGCCATCACGACCGACATCGAAACCGCCATGAACGCCAAGCAGGCGCATTTTCCTGTCGGCTTTCATTGCCCTCAGTACCAAGTCGCTGAACCACTCATCCCCCAGCAGCACACCGTTGGCTGGATCGGCGTCTGTATCACCTATACCAGCCACATCCCTATCCATCCCCCAGCGCCATCATCAACAGAGCACCAGCCATGACACACACCGACTACAGCTACGTAGGCAGCGGCCAAGTCCTCATCAAGGAACACGGCGCCGCCGCCCCTTTTCTCCCTATTGGCAACTGTTCCAAACTGGAATTCTCACCGCAGGTCAATACCTTGCAGCTTCAGGATTTCACCAACCCAGGGGGAGGCATCCGCAACCGCATTGACCGCGTCAACGACGTACAGTTCACCCTGACCTTCCACGACTTCAGCGCCGAAAATTTCGCCCGCTTCCTGCGTGGTACCTCCACAGTGACGGATCTGGGCACCGTTGCCGCCGAACCCGTGGTCGGCTACGTAGGAGGCTGGACACCGCTGGCGAAAATCGCCGCGACCATCATCGCGGTCAAACCCTCTGGGGGCGGTACCCCCTACACCGCAGGGGAGGATTACCTCCTGGAACACGGCGGTCTCACCATCCCCTTAGGGAGCACGATTCCCATCCCAGAGCCTGGGGCGCCGAACATCCAGGTGGATTACACCTTCGCCAGACACACCGTCACCGAAGCATTCGTGCATGCCGCACAGCAATACACCCTGGTGTTCACCGGCATGAACGAAGCACGCAGCGGTAAGCCGGTGCGTGTCATCGCCCACAAAATCAGCGGCGGCGTCCTGTCCACACTCGGGCTGCTGGGGGAGGACTACGGGGCCGGTGACGTTTCCGGCTCGCTATTGGCCGATACCACCAAAGAAGCTGGCCTGTCGAAATTCTTTCAAGTGGTGGTGGTGCAATGATGACGCACGACACACTGGACCTCCTGGACCCACCGCCGCATCTGGTGCCGTTTCGTGGTGAGTCGCTGCACATCCGACCACTCACCATTGGTCAACTGCCACAGTTTGTCCGGCTCACCCGTCCGCTGCTTGATGCCTTGCTGGACGTCCCCCTGGACACCTTGCCACAGGCTGATGCCGCACTGCTTGATGCCTTGCTTACCCTCATTGCCGAGCATGGTGACGCCGCTATTGCTGCCGCGGCGTTGCTGACAGATAAGCCGATCGAATGGATCCAGGCAGGGGATCCGGCAGAATTCATCGCCCTGGTTCAAGCGATCTTTGCGGTGAACCGTGATTTTTTTACCCACCGGCTCACAGCCCAACCGGTCACGCCCGTCCCGTTGGCCGCTGGGACTGGGCCGATACCGTCCAACACCTCATTGAGCACGGCCACTCAATGACCCAGATCAAAGGCTACACCCTGGCACAGCTACGGGCCTTCAGCCAGGCCGCAGGGCGCGCCGCCGCCCGTCGGCAGCGCGATGCCGCCATCACCCTACGTGCGGCGCAATACGCTCAAAGCGACTTTGAACGCTACATCGCAGCGATGGAGAAGGATCTCTAAATGGCCAGCAGCCGTGGCGCCACCTTGCGGGTACGCATCTCGGCAGATTTGGCCGACATCAAGCAGGGCCTGGGCCTGCTGCGTGGCGAACTTGCTAAAGTCAAAGTCGCCGCCTCCAGCGCAGCGCCACAGACCGCCAGCTGGACCAAGGGCATTGATTCGGTACGGCAGGCCCTGGGCAACCTTGCCGGTGCCTACGTCGGCGTGCAGACCATCACCGCAGCGATCCGCGGCGTGTTCACTGCCCTGGGTCAGATGGATCGCATGGACAAGTTTGTGCAAATGTCCGGCGTGAGCGCCGAGAACATCAGCAAACTGGCCTATGCGGCCAAATCCAGCTCCGTTGACGTAGAAACCCTTGCCAAAGGGATCGGCAGGCTCAACAAGGACATCGTCAGCGGCGACAGCATCATCCACAAACTGGGCATCTCCCTAAAAGATGCCGCTGGCAACACCCGCGACGTCAGCCACGTGTTCGGCGAGCTGGCCGATATTTTTGCACAGCTTCCCGATGGCGCCGAAAAAGCCGCCTTGGCCGCCAAGCTATTCGGCAACCGCATGGGACCAGGACTGATCCCCGTCCTGAACCTGGGCAAGGACGGTCTCAAAGAATTTGGCGACCAGGCCGAAGCCACCGGCAATGTCATGAGTACGCAAGCCGCCCAGGCCGCCAGCCACTTCAGCGACCAGCTGGGACTACTGAAGTCCCAGGCGACCGGCATGTTCAACATCGCCGCCCAGCAGCTGCTTCCCGTGCTGACCAGCGTCGTTAAAACACTCAATGACTCAGGGGAAGCAGCCCACAGCGCCGCCACAGGGGGCAGGGCACTGGCCGCGGCGTTCAAGGTCGTTGTTGCCGCCGGCATCATCGTTAAAAATGTCATTGAAGGCATGGTCAATGTCCTGGCCTTCCTGGGGACCACCGCGTTCAACGTCGGCAAGTTCATCACCCAGTCCCTGGTGGGGTCCTTCCGGCTGCTGGGGGATGCGGTCAAAGGACTCGTGTCCGGCCGCAACCCCCTGGATGTTTTCAATGCGTATCTGAGCGGTGCAGCGCAGCGTGCCAAACAAAGTCAAGCCGACCTTGCTGACATGAAAAATGGCATCGTCGGAGGCTTCGCTGCGGCAAAACATGGCGTCTTTGAATCTGCGCGCGACATTCTCAATGGCGTGTCCGCACTTTTTAGCAGCATAGAAAACGATACCAAGGGCGTGGAGCAGTCGGCCAACCGTGCCAGTACCGCCACCCAAGGACTATTGGACAAGGTCAGGCGCCTGCTTGCTGGAGAGGGGGGCGACACCGCCCATAAAAACGATACCAGGGACCAGCTTGCCGCCATCGCTGCGGCGGCATCGCTGGTGCAAGATGAAGTCAAGCGCGCCATCACCGCGCTGGACCAGCAGTTTTCAGACATCAAAGACGCCGACAAGAGCGCCGCTGCGATCACCGCCTACTATGAAAAACGGATCACCTTGCAACAACGGCTGATCGACCTGCAGATCCAGCAAGCCCGTGCCGAATTAGCCCTGGCCACAGAATCGGGCAAGCGCCTGCAGATTGAAGCAAAAATCACCCTCTTGGAACGTGACCGCGCCCAGGTCGCCATTGACATGGCCAGGCAGCGCTTTAAAGCGCAGCAAGAGCTGAATCAAAAGATCGCCGACAGCTTCGGTCACCGGCTTTCGGGTATTACCAGCAACCTGGCCACCCATGAAAGCTCCATCAGCGCCCAGGTCAATGCCGGCATGCTGGGCATGGCAGAAGGGGAACGCCAGCTCAATACCCTGCGCGCCCGTGCCCTTGAAACGCTGCGCGCCCTGCGCACGGAGCAACAGCAGTATCTGGACAGCATGAAGGCCGACGGCAAGGACGTCACTGATGCCGTGCAGGGCTTGGCACAGATTGACCAGGCCATCGCCGAAGTAACTGCCCGCCAACAGGTCTGGCGCAGCCACCTGGAAGACATCAGCAGCGGCGCGGTGGGCGGCTTCTTCAACGACCTGATTGAGGGTGCCAAGTCCTTTAAAGACGCCTTTACCGACATGGTGCGCAGCTTCCTGCAGGGCGTTGCGCAGATGATGGCGCGGCAGCTGGCACTCAAGGCCATCAGCAACATCATGGCCTCCCTTGGTGGTGGTTCCAGTATCGGCGCATTGCTTGGTGCAAAGGTCGCTTTAGCCCACAGCGGCGGCATGGCCGGTGCGTTACGTCTGCACCGTAACAACATTAATCCACTGCTGTTTGGTACTGCACCGCGCTACCACAGCGGCGGTGTGGCCGGTCTGCACCATGACGAGATCCCAGCCATCTTGAAGCGCGGTGAGATCGTGCGTACCAAACAGCAGGAAGCCGCCCTGCAAACACGCCTCAACGCAGGGCAGGGCGCGCCTGGCCCCCTCCACAACATTATTGTGTTCGGTGAGGACGAACTGGCTAATGCCCTGGCAGGGGCGGCAGGTGAAAAAGTGATCGTCTCCCACGTGCGGCGCAACAGGGGGGCCATCAATGGCTGATCCTGTCGCCTGGACCTTTGCCCCTGGGGGGGAGTACACCGAAACATTCGACTGGCTCACCGACGTGCTCCAGGCACCGACCGGCGGCACGCAGCACCGCCGTCTGCGACAGTCACCACGGGCCACACTGCGCTTCTCGGCACTGGAATCAGGTGCCTCCCGCCGCTGGATGGACGTGCTATTGCGTGCCCATAGCGCCGCGCGATGGTGGGTGCCGATTGCGATCGATGCACGCGCCTTGGCCGTGACGGCGGCGGCGGGCGCGACAACGTTGGTTGTCGCGGTGCAGGGCGCTCGCTTCACCCAGGACGGTCATGTGCTGATCATCGGCCCCGATCCTCGCCACTATGAGGTGCATCGCATCACGGCCCTGGGTGAACACACGCTCACCCTGGCAACAGAGCTGTCCTTCTCTTGGGGCGTGGGCACCAGGCTGTATCCCGTGCGGCTGGGTCGGTTATCCGAGCCTCCCCAGGTGGGTCGCTTCACCGCCGATGATTCGGCCCTGGTGTCCTTACAGTTCCGTCTGGAAGACCCCTTAGACAGCAGTGCAGCGATCCCTGGTGCCACCTACCGCGGCTACCCTGTGTTCGATACCTTGCCTCCTGTCTGGACGTCTGATCCGGTGTGGGTGCCACATCGGCACACCCACGTGCAGGACGACACCATCTCCACCCCCTGGATGACCGACACCGCTGGCGTGGCGCTCGGCACTACCACCATGCAGTACGCACCAGATGATGCCGCCGCCATCCTCACGTTCCGCAGCATCCTGTTTGCCCTGGCCGGACGCTGGGCGCCGGTGTGGGTGCCTAGCTGGATCCACGATCTCCCATTGGCCGCCGATGTGCGTGCCGGACAACGCACGATCGACATCCTCGGCCCGTTGCTATCCACCCCGAGCGGCGCACTCCAGGCCAACCGTCGCGATATCCGTATCGCGCTGTATAGCGGTGCAGTGTGGTATCGCCGGATCACCGCCGTCACATCACGTGGGAGCCAAATAGAGCGCCTGACCCTGGACAGCAGGCTGCCCGCCGCATTCACCCTCACCCAAGTGAAGATGATCAGCTTTATCACCTTCAGCGTACAGGACGCAGACACCGCGGTATTGCGCTATTTCGGTCCGGAGGCGGCGCAGTGCCAGATCGTTTGGAAGGAGCTGCATCATGCGCTTTAGTGCCTTTGAGTTGGGTCGCTTCACAGGGCGTCCAGTGCGCCTGTTCGTCTTCACCCGCCAGCACCTGACTTGGCGCTTTGCCAACAGTGACCGCGACATCGTCAGCGGCGGTTTTACCTACCTGGCAGCACGCATAGACCGTAGCGACATCCAACACACCACCGAGCGCGAGAAAGATCAGATCACCATCACCTTCCCGTACCTGTTGAACCCTGCTGCCGATCCGCTTCCAGTGACCCAGGAATTAGGGAATCAGTGGCGCCCGTATCATCCGGTGGATGTCATCCGTGTCGTCTGCATGGTGATGCATGTTGGCGACACCGATCCGCCGCAGGTGGAGTGGATGGGGCGGGTGATCCAGCCTAGATTCAGTGATACTGAAATGGAACTCACCTGTGCACCCCACAGCAGCATTGCCTTGGCACACAATCAGGGCGCAAAGTTTCAGAGCAACTGCTGGAAGACCGTCTATTCCACCGGATTGCGTGGCTGCAACCTCAGCACTGGTGAGCATCGCGTCACGGGTCGCGTTGCCAGAATCGAACAACTCCCCACCGATCCGCCGCAGGGCGCACACGTCCTGGTCCCTGACATGGCCGCTCACCTGGCGTCGCTGGCCGGTCAAGTCGCCACGTGGACGTATGAGGTGCCCGTGCCGCACTCTGGAACCGTTGCTTCTGTGATTAAATCCCATGTCAGGCTCAACAACGTCACCGACATTGACGTGGGGACCGTGCTGCACTGGACCGCTGCCGATGGCGTTGCACACCGCGGCACCGTGGCGGCGCGCTTTGGCACCGTGGTGGTACTCACCGTGACCGAGGGGATCACCGCCGCCACCGTGTGCCACTGGAGCGTGGCCCAAGCGCGGCAAGGCACGGCCACCATCATGCAGGCCTATCACGCCTATGACTGGGTGTCACAGGCTGCCGGTGGTTCCTCCTCCGGCTTTAGTTGGGACGACGCCAGCGGCCTGCATGATGGACACAGTGGAACCGCCTGGTCGGTTACCTACACCACACGCTCAGCGTTGGTACTCAGTGATGTCACCGGCTTGGAGGAGGGCAGCAGCATCACTGTGTTGCTCTCCGGCAGTGCAGTGAGCGGCAGGCTCTCTGCCGTTGCTGGCTTGCAACTCACTGCAACTCAATTTGCCAGCGCGGCGTATTCCCTGGAGGGCGGCACCCTGACCTATACGGACGCCAACGGTCTGCTGATCCGCCGCAGCATCGCCTCACACACCCTGGGCAGCGCTACGCTGACCCTGAGTGCTGGCGGCCCCAACCCTGTGGTGAATGATGAGATCACGGTGCTCCCAACGTGCCCGCGCACCTGGGACGCCTGTGCAGCGCGGGGCAACACCATTCACTTTGGTGGTGCGGTCTATCGTCCGCTCCACACGCCCGAGGGAGTATCAATGTCATGGGGCTGATTGCACGCCTGCGCCGCTGGTATCACCTCTGGGTGTGGCGGCTGCGCTACTGGTGGTATGACACGCCATCTGGCGTCTGCGCCCAGCACTGGGCGCTGGGCCTGGGCGTGCTGGTGCTCATTGTGCAGCTGGTGCGCGTGTGCGTGGCCGCGGCGCTGCCTGCACCGCACGGCGCACCCGCACAGGCCGTTTACTGGTGGGTGTGGCAACTGGCGATTGCGGTTGTGGCGGCCTACGTGTCGGCGGCGTTGCGCCCCAAACCAGAGCCGGTCAAACCACAGCAGGCGCAGGTGCCCACCGTTCAAGACGGTCAAGCGGTGAAACATCACTTTGGCACCGTCTGGGTCGGTGATGAATTCATTCTGGCCTGGAAGATGCAGGGGACGATTCCAATCAAAACAAAGGGCGGTAAGAAATGACTGGACTTACCGTCACCACCAAGCATTTGTTCACCATCCCTCATTTCAGCCGTCGTGCTGGTTTTTGCCGCGGTGGGGCGCGCCAGTTCTTCATGGATCACGGCTTGGATTGGAGTGACTTTGTACGCAACGGCATTGCTGCCGAGGCGTTGTCTGCAACCAAGGATGCGCTGGCCAACGCACTGGTGGCGTGGGCGCAGCAGTGCGAGCAGGGGCACATTGATGGGCGGTAAGTCGAAAAAGGCGACCATTGGCTACTGGTATTTGCCGATGTTCCATCACGGGCTTGGTGTTGGCCCGTTGGATGCTTTCCTAGAATTTCGTGGTGGGGATCGTACTGCCTGGTCGGGGGAACTCACGGATACCGGCACGGTCCACGTGGATGCGCCTCACCTGTTCGGTGGCGAGAAAGATCAAGGCGGGATCGTCGGTGACATGGATGTGCTGTTCGGCAAGGCCGACCAGATGCCTCACAGTTATCTGCTTGCCACGCTCGGCCCCCAGGTGCCCGCGTGGCGCGGCATTGCCACTGTGGTGTGGAAGGGCGGCAAGTACGGGGCGATGAATCCGTATCCACGACCGGCCAGCTACAAGATTCGCAGAATCCTGAAGGGCTGGGATCATGATGCCTGCTGGTATCCAGAAAAAGCTGCGATCGGGATGCAGATGGCCCCCAGTGTGGCGGTGTATTTTGCCATCGACTTGTCCGGCTCCATGGATTATGCCGGCAGCAATGGCCGGTCGCGGCTGGACAACATGAAAACCGCGCTCAACGCGGCGCTTGATCAGCTGGGGCAGTCCATCGCCAGCGGCACCGCAGTGGACATCATGCTGGCTGGGTTCGGTGATGCCCCTGATCATCGCCAGACACTTCTACGGCGCAACTGCACTGCACAGGGCATTGCTGAGCTGAAATCATGGGTGGCCGCACGCCAGGCGTTGTATGGCACGTACTTTCCCGCCGGTACGATGGACATGCCCAGCTTTTACGCCGCAGCGTCATCCAATGCGGTCCGCGTGGCATTTTTCATGACCGATGGCGAGCCGGACCCGCCTTCAGCCACCCTCGCCCAGGCCGCGCGTGCGGATGTGGATCAGGTGGCACACCTGCGGTGCTACGGCATCACTATCGATCTGGCCAACACGACGTATACCGATATGGTCCACAACGTCCCTGGGACGACGTCGGCGGTGGTGCTGGGCGGTGATGCGACTACTATGGTGGGCCTGATCCGCTCAGCCATGTTCACGGGCGTGTTGGCGATGAATGTCGCGCACGTTCTCTACTATGCCAACACTAACGCTGAGATGGGCCGTGAGCCGCTGGAGGGGATTGACGCTGCCAGCTTCCGCGCAGGCGCCGATTGGTACCACAGCCAGGGATTTGGCATCTGTACCTGCTTTGATCCGGCTGCCGAATCAGCCGATGCCTTTAGCACCCGCATTCAACGGCTCGGCGGCTGTAGCGTGTCGCGCGATCGCACGGACGGTAAGCTGCACCTGGACATTGCTAACGGCATCTATACGCTGGAGGCGCTGCCGATCCTCACCGACGATGCCATCCTGGAATGGAGGGAACATCCCTCGGTGTTCGACAATGCGGTCAATAGCGTGTCGGTCAAATATTTTGACCCCGACCAGAAAACCGACATCACGACGCCGCCGGTGCAGGATCTGGCGCTGATACAGGCCTATGGTGTCATTCACCAGACGATTGACTATCCGGAAATTCCAGCCGCACCACTGGCGCTGCGCATCGCCGCACGGGAATTGCGTGCCAGCGTCACCCCACTGCGTACCTTCGAGCTGAAAACCACACGCGCTGCCTATGCACTGCGGCCTAATCAGTATGTGCGCTTGCAGTGTCCCAAACGTGGGATTGCTGACATGGTGTGCATTGTTGGCAGCACACAAAGTGGCTCGCTGAAAAGCGGTGCAATCACGTTGCTGTTGACGCAGGATATTTACCGCCTGCCTGTGTCCTTCAGTGTGGAGATGGCGGCCAGTCGTGGGGCAGCGCCCGCGCCACCGCCGCTGCCGATCACCTCACAACACGTCTTTGAAGCGCCCTACATTGAGTTGGTGCGCTCGCTGCCCAGTCGCGATCTGAGTGCCTTGTCGGCGGACGCCAGTTATCTGCTCGCCGTCGCACACGATCCTGCCACCAGCCGCAATTACACGCTGCAAGTTGATGCTGGTACCGGTGAGTATCGGGTGGCTGGTGATGGCCAATGGTGCCCCTGCGCACGCATCGTTGCCGGTGATGTCACCCGCATTGCGACTGAATTTAGCCTCACCGATCCGTATCGGCTGGACCAGGTTGCCATTGGCAGTGCGGCACTGTGGGGGAGCGAAATCGTGCGCGTGGATCGCATTACGCCTGTCGGTCGCCAGCTGCGTATCACCCTGGGGCGCGGCTGTGGCGATACGGTTGCTGCAATCCATGCAGCCGACGAGCGCATCTGGTTCTACGAAGACAACGCCGCTGCTGATCTGACCGAGTATGTCAAAGGCGAAACGGTCAACGTGGCATTACTGACCAATACCGGCAGTGCGCAGCTGTCGCTAGCCGATGCTGCCGCGCTCCCTCTGACATTTGTAGGACGCGCCGCGCGGCCTTATCCCCCTGGGAACGTGACCATCGCCGCGGCGGATTGGCCTGAGGCAGTGTCTGGGGAGTTTGTGGTGATGTGGGCACACCGTGCGCGCCTCACCCAAGCCGACCAATTGGTTGACGACCGCATGGGCAGTGTCACCTTGCCACGCAACCAACGCTACGGGCTGCGCTTCACAGACAGTCGCGGGGTGCTGCTGATCGAGCACACCAGGATGGGTGCCGACAGCGCCACCGTCTCACTTAACACCACCGGCCAGGTGACGATGGAGCTATGGAGCATCGACAACGGCGGCACGAGCCTGCACACGCATCGCCATGCCTTTGTGTACACACCGACGGATCCGCCGCCGCAGGACAGTACGATCAGTGCTGCCGAGGCCATGCCGGTGTTTGAGGGCGTCATTGTGGATGGAGGTAACCTGGATGGCTGACACCCTGCAGTATCGCTTTGTGGTGCGTCGCGGGCGGGCGGCGACATGGAGGCTGCGTAATGAGCGGCTGCTCGGCGGCGAATTTGGTTTAGAAACCGACACGGGAAAATTGAAGATCGGTGATGGCCTCACCGCCTGGAACGATCTGCCTTACATGAAGGCGGGCACGCCGCTGGGGGCGGCTAATGCCGGTCACGGCGTGATGATTGATGTGAGCAACCCAGAGGTGCCGGTGTTCAGTGTCCCTGTGTACGAGGGCGGGGCAGGGATCGATATCAGCAACGGTGTGATTACCAACACACGCGCGGGCATTGTGCTGGCCGGTGTGGTGGCCGATTACGCACATCTACCTCATCGGCTCACCGCAGGTGCGGCCTATTTGGTCAGCGATGACGGGCTGATTTATGTGTACGACGGTAGCGCCTGGCCCGCTGAGGGGGACGGGATCGACCTCCGAGGCGGTGGGGGTGGCAACGATGATTACTTTTTTGGAGGGGGACTCTAACGCATGGCCAAATCCAGTAAACAATCCTTCGTGCAAAGCGTCGGTAACTTTGCAGCGCAGATCAGTCACGCGACCGGTGCAGGAGGCAAGGTCACGCTGTTTACCGTCGGCAGTGAACGCGGCGATGATGAGGAATTGCGCGCCTTGCAAATCAGTAACACCGACACTGCCGCTATCGTGGTGAATTTCTATGTGCAGATCGCCGGTACCAACGTAGACGTTCTAGTGGGCAGCGTCAGTGCCGCCGCGGGCACCACGACCGATTGCCGCAACACGGTGGCGTTAGCCGGATTATTCCAGCATGACGTCAACGGCAACCGTGTGCATTACATGCAGAAAAACCATACCTGGAAAGTCGCCGCAGTGACTGCACCGGCGGTGGGAAACACGTTGGATATTTTCGGTGTGACGGGGAAGTTCTGATGATCCGGCCCCCTGTGTTTCTTCGAGCATTGACAGCACCTCACCTCACTGAGGCGGTGCCTGGAGTGTGCTGCGGTGTTGGGTGATTTTAATACACGCATGCGACGGGTGAAGCGGATCCCTGCGGTGCTCACCCAGTGGTCTGGCTTCGTTCCTGAGGTGGCCACGCAGGTCACGCAAACCGCGCCTCCCGTCCTTGCTGATGGTGATGTGGTGCTGGCCTTTGTGATGCATCGCTCTGTGCTGACGGTCATTCCGTCCGGCTTCACGCTGGTGGCTGTGGCGTCTGGTCCAGCAGGCTATGCGGGGCGGGACTACGATCAGTACTTATCGATCTACCAGAAACGCGCATCAAAAAGTGATGCCGGTTGCGTCGATACCTGGGGTCAGCGCGACAACGCCCGCCTCATCGTTGGCTATCACCGCTATACAGGGTCACACCCATTACGGATCACCGGCGCGCTGCCATCGTGGACCCATGAGGGCAGTCACCAAGTGCCGGTGCCGTCTCTTGGTGCGCTCACCGCCATGAGTGATGTGGTGCTCGCCGCGGCCACGCTGAACATCACTACCTCGTCAACCGTGACTGCCCAGGTGTCGGCTGGTTGGGAGATTCAATCGCTGGCCACAACGGGGGACTTGCGCTTGCTCGTTGCCGCGGCCGTCCCCGTCAGTCCAGACACGGCACCGCCAGTGCTGGATCTATGGCCTGGTGAGCGGATGTCTGGAAATTTCAACGCCAGCATTGCGTTGGGGGTGGCGTCACGGTGATCACGCTCTTAACCCACATCAGTAACGCACCGCTGTTTGGCAATGTTGTCGGCCTGGTGCTATTGGCGCGGCGTGTTGCGCGTGCCATCGGCATCACCGGCGCGGTGCTGTTGGGCGTTGTTGCCGGTGAGTTGGCCAACACGGCGGCGGCGGGGCTGATCTGTCGGCCAGTGATGATCGGTGCCAGCGCTGCCGTGTTTGCGCTCGCCGGACGCTGGTTGGTGTTATTCCTCCACGACCAGGCCGCTGATGTCGGTATCACGCTGCTGCTTGCGCTGATCGCCCATCTGTTCGGCGCCGTTTTAGGCGCTGCGTTGGGGGTGTGCTGCGGGCGGTGAACTAGCGGCGTGGGCTAATAAATATATTTGTAATGGAGTTCAATAAACTCTCCTGAGAAATGAATTAGAGTGGAAACGTGAAATTAAATTATTATTTAAATAGTAAGATTTATTTCATTTAATCTCAATTAAAATTTAAGGAAAAGAAAATGCGAATAATAAAATTAAATAAGTTATCTTTAGGTCTATTAGGAATTTTCAGTCTGACGTTAATTCCTTCCCTTAGCATAGCTAAATCTCAAGAGGGCCAAGTTCTATTTAAAAACAGAATGACCGGCAGCCATGTCTTATCAGAAGATGATGTTGGATCAGGCATTAATTTCTCTGATCAAGAAGCAGAAGAAGCTCGGCGCTATTGGACTCCAGAAAGAATTGCTTCGGCAATACCATTAGATTCAGAACAAGATTCGAGCGTTGAAAAGAGCGCTAAAGACTATTTTAGAGAAAATAAAATTAACAATCAAGGAAGCTATGAGGCGGTTTACTGGATAGGCCGGATATATTTTGATGCTGGCGGTCGCCAATACTCTTGTACAGGCGCGTCAATTGAATCCAATTCAAAAAGCATCGTCGCAACCGCTGCACATTGCCTCTATGAAAAAGGAGAATGGTCAACTCGTGTAGTTTTTATACCTGCATGGGATGGTGTGAATAAACCTTTATTAACTTGGGGAGCTATCTATTATCAAGTCCCACGTGTATGGAGATATGAAGAAGACCGTGGACATGATGCAGCTTTCATTAAGTTTAGGCCACTTAATGAGTGGTACGGCAAGAAAGAGTATCTGGCTGATAAGGCAGGAGCTCAAACGCCTAGCTTTTCATTAGGGAAGTCAGGGCTACATTATCAAGCATTTGGCTATAAAAACTTAAGTGGATTTAACAATACTCCACTTTTCACTTGTCAAGGTGAAGGCAGACATTTTTGGGGAATATCGAAATATCCAGAGCTAGAGATACCGGGTTGTACTGTTCCTGGGGGATCTTCTGGTGGACCCGTTTATCACACATCTGAAAAAGGACCTAACGGAACTCAGGTCGGAGTGATCACGGAACAGAGAAAGGCAAAAGATGGGACTCCCTTGCTAATTTTCGTTCCTTGGGGAGAGATTGAGTATAGTCTTTATAAAACGGTTGATGATTTTGGGAGGTAATAAAATGTCCTTTGCAAAAACATAGATTTGGAATCTCTGCATTTCTGAGGATATCTTAAGCGCAAGATGGGTTTAAGATCCCTGTACTCCGAGATCCACGTGTTGTTTGAAGGCATGAACATCATCCCGCTGCAACTACGGTACTCAATTTCGCGGACCAAGGAGAACAACACACCCTCCGGCGAGCTGATCATCAAGAGTTGGGCCGATACACAGGCACAGCTTCTGTAAGGCTAAGGCTACGGGCGTCTGCGGATCAGATGTCAAATGTCTTACACGCTGTTGCAGCTATCTCTGATAGCCTCATCCCTGCTCCATACGGCATCTTAATCCTGCCGGACGCGGGGCCATTGAGGCCGTTCCACCCGCGAGGCGCTGGAGCAGCGCCTTTTCCGGCAGCTTAGAGCAGAACCGCTTAGGTATGCGGTGGCCTTATAACGCGCCTGTTTTGTGTGCTTCCACGTAGGAGCGCAGTACTGCATTAATGCGCGTCTGATAGCGCTTACCAGTGTTTCTGAAAAAATCCAATACGTCCGCATCAATGCGGAGCGTGATTTGCCGTTTTGCATCCGGCAATTCAGCTGATTTAACCCATTCGGCGTCCGGTAGGCAGGGCGCGTCACTATAGTCGATGCGTTCATCTTGCATCGTTGCTATAGCATTTAGCCGTGCCTTTTGCTCGTCGGTAATGACTGGTCTCGATTTCATATCAAGGGTTTGCTTCATGGTATTGCTTTCGTTCGCTTGCATTAGCTTTCCTCGCAGAAATCAGGCGTATGATTCTCTCGTCACGAACCGTGTAAACCGCGTACAGGAGCGCTGAGTAGGCCCGCCCGATTGTTGCCCAGCGGTCTTCACTGTAGTTCTCACGTTCATCGTAGGTCTCGATTCGTCCTTGGTCATAGAAAATAAGCGCGGCATCCTCGAAAGAGACACCATGCTTTTGCAAGTTTAATGCTGCCTTGTCGGTATCCCATTCAAGTTCCATTTGCGGCATTGTACATCGTAACTCCTTTTGTAGCTACAAAGATTAAGACTTATCTGCGGATCAGGTGTCAAATGTCTTACACGCTGTTGCAGCTATCTCTGATAGCCTCATCCCTGCTCCATACGGCATCTTAATCCTGCCGGACGCGGGGCCATTGAGGCCGCTCAACCCGCGGGGTGCTGGAGCAGCGCCTTTTCCGGCAGCTTAGTCGCTTTAATTAACGGAATATTTTTGTACAGATTTTTTTACAGAAATCTCGTTAACCAAAATTCTTATATTGCTTGAATCAAAAGTCTAATTGCGATTCATGGATACCTAAAGCAAGTGCAATTTTCTCCCTGCTTGATTTACGAATGCTTTTCTTGGCTTCAAGTTGAGCGTATGCCCCTTGGGTGATTCCCATGCGCTGAGCGACCTCTATTTGAGTCAGTTGCTTATGCTCTCGCCATGCGCGGGCAGCAGACCATGTATTGTCCATCGCCAAGTCCACCACAGCAGCAGGAATCCCAGGGTTTACCTTGAATTCCCCCTTGATAAGGGCTTGGTAATCGCTGAAAGGGATCACCGCAAAGGCGGGATGGCCTCCAGCATCGCGGAGGATTTGCACAGATTCAATAAGTTCGCTCATCACGTTTTTTCACCTCTTCAATTGCAACGATGCGAGCCGTAACGTCAAAATCAAATAGCACTCTGAAGTTACCTACTCTTAACCGGTATTGGTGCTTATGATTGATGAGTGCCTTAACGTTAAGGCAATCGGGCATGTTGGTTAGTTTGTTGCACTCGCTACGGACTCTTTTCTCTTTTGCTGTCCAAAGGTTGCAACTTTCGTAATTGCTTAGCCGCTTTCCTGGAGTAGATAACCTCGTTCACGAGGTCAATTATACGTTATTTATTAGATTTTTTTTGCAAATCTAATAAAAATTAACTTTATCTCTAAACAGGGGTCTCCCTGTTGGCTTGTTGCAGATCTTCTGTTCATTGACACGGAACACTTCAAGATTGAGCGTTGGAACATCTTGTGAGTGGCTGCAATCTCACCCTAAATATGTCGGGAAAACTCCCAAAAATGCCTAGCAATGACAGGTGTTTCACGCGGGGGCACCGGTAAAATAATTCTCAAGAATCCTTTCTGCATCAAGGTTACTGTAAGTAACTGTTAATTAACGCCGCTGACTTTGGAGAGCTGGTACTGGCTTTCAAGATTCATCCAGACTTCTGGACCTGTCCCCAGCGATTTACCCAACTTGATGGCTGTCTCCGGAGTAATAGCCTTCTTGCCTGCAATGATCTCGTTAATCGTGTGTACCAGACGACCGATGATTTCGGCCAGTTCAGTTTGCGTCCAATGACGCGCCTCGAGTTCATCGCGGAGGAACTCGCCTGGTGGGAAAACTTCGGCGAACGTGTTCATGGCGTGCTCTTGAGTTCAGTGGTAATCGACAATTGAGACAATGACGACAAGATTTCTTGTGTTATCTTCTTTTGCTTTTAGGTACATGATCAGGTGCTATTGGTCGTTTAGGTGCATGGAGTACAGGTTGCCCTGATCATCTTTAGAGTTTTTTTGTAGTGCAGTGATTTCATGGCATAGAACGCACGTTCGTCAGTCGATGCCCTGACAAACTATATGCGCCGGTGGAACACCTTGACCAAGCCAGCAGTGTATTTCTGGTTTGTTTCCATTCGCTCCAACGATGGATATTCAAACTTGACTTCCATGCTGCTTAATAAGATTAATATACCACTATTACACTAAGCGTAATATATAGTAGAAATATGCAATGACAGAGAAAACTCCTTACATCGCGTTGTGGTGTTTTCTGATGCCACCGTTTCGCTTCATGCAGCATATTAATTCTGCCGGACACGGGGCCATAATGGCCGCTCAACCCGCGTGGCGCTGGAGCAGCGCCGTTACCGGCACCTTAATTTAACTTCTAAACATGTACTTTAAAAATATCAATATAATATTTAATTTTATTGCGGGAACTTTTTCGACATAATTAATTAACTTTATTAGTTTTATACAGTGCTTGCGATATAACCTTCAATTACCATCTATTTTTCAGGTACATCTTCTGGCTTTAAATGAGTGTAGCGCTTAAGTGTGGTCCAAGATTCGTGAAGCGTGAACTGGGCGACCTCCTGAATGCTATAGCCCTTCTCGAATAGGCGAGATGTGGCCTCGTGCCGTAGGTCGTGGAAATGTAGATCTTTAATACCAAGGAAACGTACTGCGCGAGTAAATGCTGCACTAATAGATTTAGAGTCGAAGGGGAATACACGTGGGTCTTGTGTCTCCTTGCCTATCACGTGGCACATTGTCATTTTCTGCTGCATGTCGATTAGTGCCCACGCTGGTGACAGCATGCGGAATGTCTTGTTGTTGCCGATACGGCGCGTTGGATGCTTTACGTCACGCAGCAAGGCAATGCCCTTGTCGCGGTCCAGGTCAGTCCAAAGTAGACGAGTAATCTCATCTTGGCGGCGCGCAGTGAGCAGTGCAAATCTGACGATCATGCCCATAGGAATGGGGCCTCGGCGTTCGTCCATGTGGGTTAACAGTTTCATTTCTTCCTCCACTGTCAGCCGACGGTCGCGGCGTTTTGGTTTGGCAATGATTCGGTGCTGTCGTAGGAATTCACCGGCTTCATCAAGTGCCATTAGTGGCACAGGTACACCGAACACGGCTAACGCGGTCTTGAACACTTGACGTAGCCATATCAGGTCATTGCTTGCTGTGGATGGCCCTGCACCGACCTTGCGCCGGTACTCGATCTGCTCAATGAAATCCTGCCGAGTTAACTGATCAACGCGCTTGCATCCCATGCGTCCAGTTCGCAATGCTGCCAGCTCGGCCTTTTTCGTGCGCCCCCACGGTTCCTCTGGGCGTTCTCTGTTCTCATACCATTCTACCATCTCTGCAACCGTCATTCGGTGACCGACTGGTTCGCCGCGTGTGCGCTGTCCTTGTAGTGTTGCTTCGCGTCTAGTGATCCACTCTTTGGCTAAAGTTCGCGTGTTGAAGGTTTTAGCTTCTGAATGGATGATTTTACCTTCATGTTTGAGTCGAATCCTGGCGGTGTACCCTCTGGTGCCGTCTTTACGGCGGCGAGCGACGATTGTTCCCATGTCATTGGGTGTCACATGTGGTTTTATGTGACACCCAATGTACCACTGTGACAT